AACGTCAATATAAAAGATTCTTCGTTCTGGCGCTCTACTGATTCTGTAGATAACCAAAGAATCTTCCATCATTCTTAATTGGTTAACAGGCTTAATTGCTTTGTGCAAGTAAGATAAAATTCTCTTCCTAGTAGGATCCAACATACCAGAAGTTGCATAACATATAGCATCTGGATGTATCTTAATCCCCTGATTAGAAGCATTCATTTTATTGTCTTGAAACAAGAAGTATTCTTCTTGCTTTGTTATAACCATTGCACCAGTTTTAGTGTCTTTTTCTTCTTCGATCTCTTTGATCTTTCTTAACATAGTAGGGTCAATATATCTTAATTCTTTAATACCATTCTTTGGAGACTTATCATCAATAATAATATGATAAGGTAATCTTCCATCAACATACCACTTTCTGAATATATCATGTGCGTATGAATTGAAATTCAATAATTGCAATACTTTATCAAACTCATCTTTTACGGAATCTTTAATCTTATCCGAAATCTCTAATTTGTCTAAAATAATATTTACAGGAGCTTCATCGTTATCTCCTACAATAGACTCATTAACAATATCTTCGATTGCAGCATCGGTCTCTGGTTGAGATGCAATATCTCTATACTTAAATATTAAGTCAACTTCATTTTTAGCTTTATCACCATCTAAATCAAGATACGCACCAAAGTGACCACCGGCTTGAATAACACCAGAGCCATCTTCTTCTGTATCAGGAACGAATGAAGGACGTATAGGTTCTTCATTACCCTTCCGTTTTATTTCAAAACCAAAAAAATCTGCCATATTTTATTTCCTCAAATAATATCAGGAGGGAACTTAATCCCTCCTTCTACTATATTTATACACCAAATTATGATGTAGTATCAGACTCCCAATACTGCACTTGTAGTTCAACTGTGAACTCTTCGATCTGGTTTTCAGAATCATAAGAGAGTTCAATTGCACTCAAGTTAGTTGGGAAAGTACCACGGATATCATACTTCTTAGTGACTTCTCCAGCTTTATTTAATTGTTCTACAATCATGTCAGCTTGATAGTCAGTAGGATTAGATAGTCCTGTATTTTCATTATGGTTATTAATGCCGTTCATCCATCTCTCAAAGGAGCTACGAACTAGGAAATCAGCATCATTAATGATGGTAATTGACCATGGTTCGAATGTTCTATCACCTGCAATCTGTAATTGTCTACCACGAAAAGGAATCATGATAGGACTAATTACTGAAGCAGGCATCTGAGCACCCTTACATAAGAAGGAAGTTAATTCGACATCACCTGATGCGTAACCTGGAAAGTTACAAGTAACTTTGAACATGTTAGCACGAGCACCACCACCAATTAGCTTGGATTTAAAATCATCTACGCCTAAAATTGCCATTTTTATTCTCCCTTATACGCCGGAGATTTCAGAGAAATCTACGCCAGTTCTTGTTGCCACAAAGTTAAGAGTAATGTAGTTAATAGACCTTGCTGGCTTGATAAATATATCAGCAACAAAACTATTAGCGTCAATTACTTGACCTGTGTTGTTAGTAGTATCACACACAACTGAGAAATCTGTTAAACCCCTACGACCTTTTACGTCACGTAAGAATGGTTCAACCAAGTTTCTAAATTGAGCACGAGTGAACTCATCATTGAATTCAAATAATTGTGCTTCAGCAGCAGTAGAAATCGCTTTCTCCAATACAATGAATAATCTTCTGACGTTAATTCTATCAAAAGCAGATGGTCTTTTTAGTAGAGTCTTATCTCCAAACATGATAGTACCTTGACCCGGTAGTGATACCAGAGGATTACATCTTGCTTTATATAGAGCATCTCTATTAGCTTTAGAAGGATTCCATGCCAACTTAGTGATACCTAGTAGTTGACCACGATTAACACCAGCTGGTGAGAACCATGCATCTGCTACAGTATCAGTATTAGCACATAGACCTGCAGTGTGACCTGCCGCTCCAATCCAACGATATACATCATTGTACTTATCATATACATATACTGCAGAAGAATCTGTAGAAGCATATGAAGTGGAGTTAAGTCCGTTAACCCATTCTAATACCTTAGTTTCGGCTAATGTATCTCGGGAATCTTCAATTGGTGGTGAAACAAATGCCATACAATCCTTTCTACCATTTACAATAGTAATAAGATGTCCAGCAATATTTGTTTCTGCATTAGCGTCAGGGTATGCAAACAATAAATTTACATCAACAGTTGTTGAGTCAGCAAACAGGTCTAAAGCCGTTCCGATCTCTGCATGAGTTGGTACGTTATCGTCAGTACCACCAGTTAATGAATTATCCACAGCAGCATTAACAACAGTGTATGTTGTAGTAGCAGAGATTGCATCTCCTGCATCAGTTAAGCCACTTGGTGCTTCTAGGTGTCTAATATATTTAGAGCCATTATTAATGACATCCTTATAATAGTTAGAAGTACCATCTGCACCTTTAGCATCAGAACCTTGAGAAAGATATTCAAAAGTTTCTAATACAGTTCCTGCTTTACCAGTCCATGCACCATCTTCATCAATAACGGCGATATGAAGTTCATCTGCCGCTGATGCTTTACCAAGTTCTACTGCGTACTCAGAAGTACCGGGTACCCCTGGGAACGAACTTGCGTAAGTCCATGCTGCCCATGCAGTTGCATCTGCCGGACATACTGATATTTTAAGACTGTTACCTAAGACTCCTGGGTATTTAGCTACCCAAGCACCTTCGCTAATGCCTGTTAAGTTCTCATAATCTGTGTCATTTCCTACAAAGAGTCCGCCACCACCTGCAGTAGCATTTACATGCCCAGTTGTTGCTCGAACTACCTTGAGAGCTGCACCATACTTCAAAAATGATGCTGCCGTGAGGAAATATTTATACGTATTGGAGTCTGGTGTACCAAACTGTTCTGCTAATTCTTTCTCCGAAGTTACAGTTACAATCTCGCCTACCGGCCCCCAATTAAATGACCCTGCGGTTCCGCCGATTGAAGTTGATACTGCAGGTACTACACCTGTTGCATCTATTTCATTGACCTGAACTCCGGGTGATACTTGAAATGCCATCGCTTTATCCTCTCATTGAGTTAGTTAATATGTTGTTCATAATACGAATTTAAATCCGTATCATACGAATTTTCACTACTATTATTTATAAATAACCACATCCTATCGTAATAGCCGATCGAATGCATCACCTTCAAACCATAGATTATCGTCACCCATCATTTTCTCTCCCTTAGGAGTCTCATCAATATCGGGTGTAAAACCAAATGGCAACATATCATCCTGTATTGCTTTTAATCTTTCTTTATATAACATATCTTTCATATTAATATCTGATATGCCTTCGAATATATCCGTAGTAACAAACCATGCAAACATAACTAGATTCATCATC